TGGGATGTTGTTATTGTCGATCACATTTTAAAAAGAATAAAATTAGTGCAATGCAAACCTAATGACTTTTCAGAACTAAACACTAACCGACTTTTAGAAAAGTACAAATACCTAAACGGCTTTTATAAAGTGGAGTTTGTAGTGGAATGAAAGAAGAACTTGATGATTGGCAAAAAGAAGTCATGAGGGTAGAAGGCAACTTAGTCTTAAGGTCAGGAAGGCAAGTTGGCAAAAGTTTCGTTGTAGCAAGAAAAGCAGTTGAGTACGCAGCTAACAATAAGAACAAAACGATAATGGTAATAGCTGCTGTTGAAAGACAATCATTCCTACTCTTTGAGAAGATACTATCTGTTATGGTAGACAAGCATAAGAAGCTAATCATGACAGGTTCTAAAAAACCAACTAAACACGTACTGAGACTTAAGAACGGGTCAGTTATACACTCTCTGCCATGTGGACTTACTGGATATGGGCTAAGAGGCTTCACCATTGACTTATTGATTGCTGACGAAGCCGCTTTCATACCAGATCTTGTATGGGACGCGTTAACTCCCGCCCTGGCGATCACTAGAGGTAAAATATGGTTATTAAGTACACCATTTGGTCGTCAGGGCTATTTTTATGAAAGATTCAACGATGATAGTTATACAAAGTTCCATGTGTCCTCTGAATCTTGTCCAAGAGCGGATCACGAGTTTTTAGCCCGTGAGAAAGCATCTAAAACAAAGATGGTCTATGCACAAGAGTATTTAGGCGAATTTGTTGATGAATTACGTCAATTCTTTCCTACAGACATCTTAGAAAAGGTCCTAGTCCTCGATATTACCTCCTCAACTACTTCTGTACCCACATTCGGGGACACCTTCTGTGGCGTAGACGTGGCAAGGTTAGGTAGGGATGATACAGCTATCTTCTCTTTAAACCGGACTCACCGCGAACGTCTTACCCAAATTTGCCCCGTTGAAGTCACAAACAAAACTTTACTTACCGAAACCATCAGAAGAATCAAACGAGCTGATAAACGGTATCGGTATAAAGCCATATACATCGACACCACTGGTGTTGGAGCTGGGGTGTTCGATGTTCTTTTAGAGGATCCTCAAACAAAAAGAAAGGTTGTATCTATAGACAATGCTATGCGAAGCATTGACATGAACGATAGAAGGTCAAAAATACTTAAAGAGGATTTATATTCTAACTTATTGAGATTGATGGAGTCAAGGGATATTGTACTTTATGCAGATCCCGAAATCATGCTTTCTTTGAAATCTGTGCAATATGAGTATTCTGACAACGGTAGAATTAAGATATTTGGAAATGATACACATATAGCAGAAGCATTGGTAAGGGCCGCATGGTGTATTAAAGACAAGAGATTGTCACTTTGGTGCAGGTAACCTTTAAATAGGATAAGCGTTTACTTATTATATGCTATTTAAAGACAAATATACTACTACCGACTTAAAGAACGCTGATCCAGTTGCAGAAAAGGATAAAGCGGTAATTTCTAACGATACTTATGCCTTAATGGAATTGGGCGAAACTATTGCTTTTAAATTGGGGCGTAAATAATGGCGGACACAGGAATATTCGCAACAACAGCCGAAGTGAGTAGAAAAGCAGGAGCAAACGCAAGTGCTACCTCTAACGTAGAAGCATATATCAATGATTATATGACTCAAGCAGAATCTTATATAAATTGTATCACTCGCTATAATTGGAGTGATGCTTATTCGGGTTTAAATGTGGATGTTAAAGGTATTCTTAAAGAGTGTGCTTCTAACATCGCCGCCTCTTATGTTATTCTTTATGACACGAGTGGTTTTGGTTCTTTACTAGAGGCCCAGACTATGTTAGACTTCTTATGGGATAGAGCAAACGAAGGTATTAAGTTATTAAAACTTCAAGTTGAACAAGAGTTCATCACGGGGGCATAATGACTGGAGTTGATGTACGTTTTCGTACAGCGTCACCCATTACTGCTTCTTATAATTGGATAGACTTTGTAACCCAAGCAGGTTATGTTAGATTTTATGGCGTAGGTAGTACTTTAACTGCAGGTGTAACTTATCTTCTCACAACCACTGCAGTTGATAGTGGAACTGGTGACACATCAGGCACTGCCGGATTTAAAACATTTGGCGTAGCAGGTGCAGACATAGATATAGATTTTGATATTACTTTCAATAGACCTGTGACAATAGCAAAAGCAGACGCCTTTGTCAATTATACTTTATGGCATGAGGCAAACGCAGATATAAATTCAAGTGTGGTATCTATCAAACACGTAGACACTGGTGCATCTGAAACAGTAATCGGTACGGCTTCTATAGAAGCACATACCCAAGCACCTGAGAACTATTGGCGAGAGGCTTTAAAGATAGCACTCACAGAAACAGTTTTTAGTATAGGTGAAAAATTAAGGATCACCATCACTGTAGTAAACAACGCCGCAAATAACACCGCTATTTTTCATGATCCTACATCTTCATTATCATTCACAGACTCAGAATCAAGAACAATAGGATCGGATATGACAATAGACATACCCTTCAAAGTACAAACATAAGGAGATTCAAAATGGTTGATTTAAAAATAGATACAGCAACAGTAAGCGACATGACAGGCATAGTCCAAGAGGTAACACCATCTAGTGAGGTTACCGATGCAGCTACAGGTACAGGAGAAACTACATATCAAAATTCAGATTGGAGTGAGCAATGGGGATATTTCAATAACGTCCCGGAGTTGAAATCAGCTCTTATAATGAAATCTATATGGAATGTGGGTAAAGGATACACAACGGACGATAGTACGGCTATGGTTTTAGAAAACATTAGAGGTTGGGGCAAGGATACCTTTAACGACATTCTTTTCAATATGGATATGATTAGCAGGCTAGCAGGAGACTCATACGCAGAGATTATTAAAGATGCTTCCGGAGAAATGATTAATCTTAAACCACTTGATCCTGGCAACATGAGGATTGTAGTTGATTCAAAAGGTATCTTAGTAAGATACGAACAGATGAATAAGGCAAAAGTGATGAGAAAGTTTGCAATAGCAGACATATTCCACCTATCCCATAACAGACTAGCAGATCAAATACACGGTATATCTGATATTACTTCTTTAAAGAAAACAATCATAGCTGAGTTTGAGAACTTTGATGACATGAAGAAGATCATGCATAGACAAGCTAAACCTATGATAATGTTTAAGCTTGGTACTGACGATCAAACAAAGATTAATGCTTTCATCGCTAAGATGGATGAGGCAACTAACAAAGGTGAGAACATATACATCCCTGAGGATGATCACACAGTCTCCTATGAAGTAGTTCAAGTCAATGTCAGTCAAATGATACTAGCATGGAGAGACGACGTAAGAAACAAGTTCTATAGAGCTCTAGGATTACCACAGATCGTATTCGGATCAGCCGGAACTACAGAGAGTGGTGGTAAGATGGAGTACTTAGCACATGAGCAAGTATTCGAGTCAGACCAAACCTTCTTAGAGAGACAACTGTGGAATCAGTTAGCTATCAAGTTAGACTTAATCTCACCAGTATCACTATTACAAGGGGCCCAAGAGGATGAGGCTAAAGATGCCGATCAAGGTTTAGAAGTACAACCGAATGATGTAACGGCAGGAGTTGGTGCATAATGGTTTCTCAATTTCAGAAAGATAAAAAAAGACTTAGAAGACAATCTTCAAATAAAAGAAAAGCAGTAACTAGAAAGGAAAAGAAAGACAATAAAGACAAGTTTCTTTCAAGATCAGGTAGTCAAGAAGCCCAAGATATTCAAGATGCAAGAGCATTAGGGTGGATTGGTAATGGTGGATCTGCCTCTGACTTTTTAACAGGAACTAGAAGACCTAGTGGTAGAGGGGGGACAAGAACTTCACTTAGTCAAGACAATAGATTGACTAGTCCACAAACAGACGCAGAAAAAGTAGAAGTATTAGATACAGGTAATTTCCCACAACGAACAGACATCCCCATCGAACCCCAAGCAGCAGCAGACGCGGCAGAAATAGAAGACATACCAAGAAAAATACAACACGCTCAAGACGTACAAGATGCAACGGATGCAATATTAGGTCCCCCTGCAGACCCAACTTCAAGTGCAGATGTAGGAGCATTACTTAAGATAGATCAACCACCTCAAGATATACCACAAGAACAAGAAGCAGTAATAGAACAAAGTCAAGGAGCTCAATTTGTGCATGATAAATTTGGTAAGGAAGTAGTTATCAATGCTACTAAAGAAGATTTAGATGTTTTAAATCAAAGTGAATTAGCACCAGAACCTTCTTTTTTAGAGAATGGAGATTATCATGTTCCTGCTAATACTATGACTTCTATGTTTTATAAAAAAGTAGATGAGGGAGATATAACCCAAGAGCAATTAGAAGAGATTAGAAAGCTAGCATTACCATTTCCTATAACAACTGAGGATGTTAAAGAGTATCAATGGTATATTAATGACGAGGGTGGCCTAGAACTTGCTAGCCATACATTTACCAAGACCCAAATGATTAAAGTAGGTGCCAAGTCCACGGGAGCGGCAGTAACAACAGGAGCGTTAGTAGCAAACGCACTCAAAGGCGTAGGACAGAAGGCAGTTGTAGCAGGGTTAACACGAGTAGGAACAGCTGCCCCAGCAGCAGGAACACGTTTCGGTCCAGTAGGCATTATAGCAGGACTTGCAGTAGCAGCTTTAACTTTAGGTGTAGCAGCAATGTTCACTTATGAAGCCTCTGTGGCAGGCGAAGCATCAGACGACATAGGACAGCAAAGACAAAGAGTCATGACTATAGATAGAAATATGATGACTATGAGAAATAGGGCTAATGCAGGCGGTTTGCCAAGATGGGAAGCACTACAAAATATTAGAGAACATAACCTAGCCATACTCACAGGTATTGCAAAATTAAAGAGAATGGAGAATACTGAGTGGGGTAAACAGGCAGCAGCACCACACCCATATAGAGAGAAACTGGCAAGGTACCAAGCAAAGACATTCAGAGATTTATCAGCAGAGATATTAGATGCAGTAGGTAACCCGGACCCAGAGGCGATAGTACCAATTACAGATAACGATATTTTAGGAGAAGCACCAAAGACATTTGGTCTTATACAAGGAGTGATATAAATGGAAGAAGTTAAAGAAAAAACAATGATTGAAAAGGCTGAAGCAGCAGCGGCTAGATTAGAAGTAGCAAATACAAAAGCTGAGGAACTCTTAGCAAGACAGATTATATCAGGTCATGCAGCAGCAGGAAAACCTGAAGAAAAGAAAGAAGAAGAATCAGCACAAGACTATACTAAAAGAGTAATGGGTGGTCAAGCGTGAAAAAACCTGTTATGCCTGAGAAGATAGACTTAAAGGTAGGAACTAAACTTCAAGAGCTATGGCATAGAGTCGTAGAGAAGGAAGAAATGTCTATAGAAAATTTAGAAAATGAACTTATCATTCACAAGGCTGTATTAACTATGGCCCGAGAAAAGGAAAAACAGGAGAGTGAATTAAATGGCAGATGAAGCAACGTTACTTTTCGAAACTATGCCCGCAGTTCCATTCACAGTAGCTAACGCAACTGGAATAGAAAAAGGAGCACTTTTGAAATTAACAGACCCAATGACCGCAATCATCCACTCAGGAGATGAAGATGCATTCGCGGGAATTGCAAAGAATGAAAAGATTGCCTCTGATGGCAGAGTACATTTAGCAGTATTCAGACAAGGGATATTCAGAATGACCTCATCAGCAGCAATAACAATAGGACAAGCTGTAGCATTAAGTGCAACAGTAAACAAAGTTAAACCAGCAGACGCAACATGTGTCGGTGCAAAGATTGTAGGTATAGCATTATCAACAGCAAGTGCAGCAGACAAAATAGTTATAGTAGATGTGAATGCAGGAATGGCTAACAATGAGGCATACGCATAATTGGAGGAATGAAAAATGGCAGATATAAGCGGACAAGCAGACATAAGAGGCCTCGATATTGATAAGCTAGTTAAAGGTTTTGCAGACATAGAAAATGTTTTCAAAAATTATGTAACTTTATCAACAACGAATGCCCGAGAAATTAGATGGTTCCAAAAGACAACAGGATTTTTAGACACAGCAGACGCAGAAGCACAAACAGATTCTCAAATACCTAACCAAGCTATGGGAGCATTACCAGCAATTACAGAACAAAGCTGGACAAGAAATACATCCTATGTAAGAAAGTACTTTGTAGAAAGTCCTACAATTACAATGGAAGATATTAAAGACACAGATGTAGACATCTTAGCAACCAACATCAGAGACTTAGTAAGAGCAGTAGCAAGACAAGTTGATGCAAGAATCTATACAGCAATAACAACAGCATCAGGTGTATTAACTGGAGCAGCAGTAGCAGACGGATGGTCAGATGTGGCAACAGGAAACCCAATTTTAGATATATTAACAATGAAGCAGCAAATCTATGCAAATGGATATAATCCAGAGGGTGCAGTATTGGTAATCAATTCAATAGAATACCTACACTTAGTAAACTTCTTGATTTCTGTAAAAGGATCAAGCATACCACAATACGCAAGTGACAAAATCACTAATGGCGTAGTAATGGAAATACTAGGAGTAAGAGTTATTGTAAGTGAGAACGCAACAACCGACCAAGCAGCTATGTGGGTACCAAGTAGATCAGCTACATGGAAGTCTTTTATGCCAATCACATCAGTTGTAATTGATGATCCAGGAATCGGTAAGAAAATTAGAGTATGGGAAGAGGGAGAAATATTGGTGACTGATGTTAAATCGGTATACCTATTAACTGATACCATAGCTTAAGAGGTGAAAGGAAATGAGAAATCAAAGAGATGAACCCAACAATACAGCCTTTGCAAGTATTAATTTTGTATCGGATTACGACTTCGACTGTAATACAGCAACTACAGTCGGGGACGCATTCGCTACATACCTTAAGCACCTTGCAGATCAAGGCCAATTGAATGGTTCAAGTACAGCATAGAGGTGAAGAAGAATGGCAACAACAGACATATTACATATTGAAGGGGCTTTGAAACCTCAACGACCAGCTATGGCTTTTCTAGGTGGAGCAACAGATGACTATGTTCAAGTAAATGCAGCAGGCGCTGGAATGGTAGCTGCAGCATATACATCTGGAACTTTTATTGCATGGATTATGCCTGAAGATAGAACTCAAACAGGAACTATTGTAGGTGCAGGAGATGACAATGTAGTAGAGTTCATTGAGCTTAACATAGAAGCTGGCAAGGTAGTAGCAAGATGCACAGATGCAACAGTGGCAGCATGGGTAGTAACTACGACTAACGAAGTAGCGCCACCACACAAGTGGACACATGTAGCATTAGTACACGATGGAACACAACCATTAATCTATATCAATGGTGAATTGGTCGCACAGTCATTTAGCACAAGTACAGACTTAACAAAATGGTTTAGTGTTACATTGGGTGTAGATACTATGAGAATAGGAGCAGCAAACAAAGCAGGTAACGCATCAGTAACACAAGAGTTCGGTGGAATGATAGGCGAAGTTAAACTATATGGTGGAACCACAACAGTAGGAGCATTGACAGCAGCGCAAGTTAAAGGAGATTACAATAGAGACTTTGTAACAGATAACCTATACAATCATTGGCAATGGGGTGACAGACTCTTAACTGATGTAGGTACAGGTGATGATGCAGGTACTATAGTAGGAGCAGTTGTATATGACGACTCTGGGTGTGAGTTCACAAGTAGAGTAAGAATTGCAGGACTAGTAACAGCAGACTATCCAGTCATGGCAGTGCATGGTGAATCTGCACACGTATTAGTAATTAAGGCAGCATAATGGCAGGAACAGCAGGAACTAAAGAGATCGCAACAAGAAGCCCAGTAACATCGGGCCTTGATGCTGATCAAAAACATGAAGGTAGGCAAATTAACTTAGTGCCAATCGACAGCTCTTTAGTATTAAAAAGAAAAAGTGAGGGATTGTAATGGCTAAAAGAAATTATCCAGATAGAGAAACTAGATTGATAACAAAAATTAATAAAAATACACCCGTTAATACTTCAAGCGCAACAGGAACGTACGACCTACCAAATTATTCAGGGGTAAACAAAACATTAAACGAAGGCAGACAACAAGGAGGCCAAGTTGATTGGCAATACTTCCTTATGTCTACTGGGGCTGGTAATGGTAAAGTGTTAATGAGTGATGCAAGTGGCAACGGAACCTGGACAACACTATAACCTCCCAAATTATTCTGGGATAAACAAGACCTTATCTGAGGGACGTAAACAAGGTGGAACTTATGACAGACCTTATTTTTTTAT